ACTAATTACCCTGATTCTTACCTATGGAATGAAAAAGCTCAAACATGGTATATTGAACAAATAAAAGAAATAGTATAAACTATTTACAATAAATTTTATTTTAGTATAATAAAGAAATACAGTAATATGAATTTATTTAATCATTATTATTATTTTAAAGATGCATTATCACATAAATTATGTGATGAAATTATTACATATGCAAAACAAAAACAAGAAGAAATAGCTATAACAGGTGCGTTTGAAAAAGATAGGGACTTAAAAACAAATCCTTTTTCTAAAAAAGAATTAAAAGAATTAAATAAAAAAAGAAATTCACATGTTGTATGGATGGAACAAGAACGTTGGATATTTAATGAAATTCAACATTATGTTCATAAAGCAAATAAAGAAGCTAATTGGAATTTTGATTGGGATTTCTCTGAACCTTGTCAATTTACAAAATATTCAAAAGGACAATATTATGATTGGCATTGTGATTCATGGGAATCATCATACGATCGTCCAAATAATTTAAATTACCACGGTAAAATTAGAAAATTATCTGTTACATGTTCTTTATCGGATTCTTCAGAATATCAAGGTGGAGAATTAGAATTTAATTTTAATGACCCACAACAAACTAAAAAAAATAATATTAAAAAATGTAAAGAAATACTATCAAAAGGATCTATAGTTGTTTTTCCTAGTTTTGTATGGCATAGAGTATGCCCAGTTAAGAAAGGAACGAGATATTCATTGGTTATGTGGAACCTTGGATATCCTTATAAATGATGAATTTAGATTATAATGGATATTTTATCACACCTATTTATTCAACAATAATACCTGAATGGGTAAATCCATTTAATAAGGCTTGTGATAAATATATTAAAGAAATTAAAATTAAAAATAAAGGTTTTATTAAAAATAGAAATAGACTTTTAAAAAGAGATATATCTGATTTTGGTTTATCACATCATTCGGTACCTTTAATAAATAAAGAAGAATTTAAAGAATTTCAAGAATATATAGGTTTACTTTCAAATAAAGCATTAGATCATATGGGATATGATTTAACTAATCATGAATTGTTTTGGACAGATATGTGGGTTCAAGAATTTGCTAAAAACGGTGGAGGTCATCATGAAGGTCATATACATGCAGATAATCATATTAGTGGTTTTTATTTTTTAAAATGTTCAGAAAAAACTTCTTTCCCTGTTTTTCAAGATCCAAGACTTGGAAAAGTAATTACTCAGTTGCCTATTAAAAATGAAAATAAAACAACCTTTGTTACAGATTTAATTAATTATAAACCTATACCAGGAACTTTAATTATTTTTCCTTCTTTTTTAGAACATCAATTTACAATTGATTATGGTATAGAACCATTTAGATTTATACACTTTAATTTACAGGCAGTAAGAAATATGATAACAAATGTTTATAAAAAATGAGCTTTAGTAAAAAGAAATATATAATTGCAAAAAATGTTATTTCTCAAGAAATGGCAGATTTTATTTATAAATATTTTTTATTAAAAAGGAGAGTGGCCGGAACTTTTTTTAATGAAAAATTTATATCACCTTTCACAGATTATTTTGGTATATGGAATGATCAACAAGTACCAGATACATATTCACATTATGCAGATATTGCTATGGAAACATTACTTGTAAAAGTACTCCCTATAATGCAAAAATTAACAAAATTAAAATTAACTCCAAATTATTCATATGCTAGAATTTATAAAAAAGGAGATGTTTTAAAAAGACATAAAGATAGATTTAGTTGTGAAATTTCTACTACTTTAAATTTAGGAGGAGATCCTTGGCCTATTTATTTAGATTTAACAGGTAGTGATAATATAATTGATGAAAATAAAAACATAATGAAACAAGGTGCACCTAAAGGAATTAAAGTAGATTTAAATCCTGGTGATATGTTAATTTATAAAGGAAATCAATTAGAACATTGGAGAGAATCTTTTGAAGGTGATCATTGTGCACAAGTATTTTTACATTATAATAATATAGAAACAGAAGGATCAAAAGATAATTTATTTGATAGGAGACCACATTTAGGACTACCTTCGTGGTTTAAATCATGAGTTTTGATAAAGATCAACGTATTAAAGAACTTGAAGAACAATTACAAATGGAAATTTCAGTTAAAAAATCTGAAGTTATGTTAAATAAAGAATTAAATGAAAGAATAGAAAAACATTTGTTACATATAGAAACTTTAATTAAAATAAATGAAAAATATTCAGATACAATTGGTATATTAAGAGCAAGATTAAAAGAATTAATAGTGAAATAATAAACACTATATTTAATGGTTTATAAAATTAATTTTTTAAATAAAAATGAAGTAAAAAAAATTAAAAAGTTTATTATTAATAATGAAAAAAGAATAAAATCATTAGGACCAGATGAATATGCGGGAACTAAAGAAGATTCTTTAACAGGTAGATATAAAGTTTATAATTACATGTATGATTTGCCTGGTAAAATAATACTTCCTAAATTTAAAGAATTATTTAAATCACATAACATGTCCTTTCCAATTAGTATACAATCATGGGCAAACATGTTTAGGAAAAACGAAGGAATTTCAAAACATAAACATTCTTTTTTTAAAGATCAGGAATTTTTATGTGCAAATTTATTTATTTGTGGGGATATAAATATTGGAACAAATTTTATAATAAATAATAAAGATGTAAATTATAAAAATACTATTGGAGAAATAATGTTTTTTAATAGTAACTTAGAACATTATGTAAAAGATAATAAAAAAAATAATTTAAGAATTACCATGTCATTCGATATACATTTTAATAAAGAAATGAAAGATCTTAAAAGATTTTATATATTAAAATGAAAAATAAAATAATATTTAAAAGTTTTATTTCATCGGTAATAAAAGAGACTCCTATTAAAAAAATAAAACCTGGAGATTTTAAATGGTTTAAAGAAGCAATAAAAGATTTTAAAAATAATAAACCGGACATACATACTTCTAAATGTCCTGGAATTATATCTATTATGAATACTGGGTGGATACAGTATGCTTATCAAAATTTTACTATAGAAACTAATGGAAACTTAAAAGATTTTATATGGACAAGTGATATAAATCAAAAATCATTAAAATATGGAGATATTATGAATGATTATATTCATTATCATACTCCTGATCAATTAGAAAAATTTAAAAATTTTCAAGAAAACACATTAACTACTGTTATAAAAATTCAAAGTCCATGGGTTGTTTATATACCAGAAGGATACTCTCTTTTATCTATGCCTATTCCATACAATGATGACGTTAGATTTACTGCTGCAACTGGTTTTTTAAAAGGAGTAAATTTTTGTAATATTCAACTTTATTGGCATAAATTAAATAGCAAGGAAATAATAAAAAAAGGAACTCCGTTGTGTCAGTATATCCTTGTTAAAGATAATAAAATTGATTTTGAAATGCATAAAATGAACAAAAAAGATGTTGATTTTTTAAAAAAATTAAAGGGTTATTAATAATAAAAATAAATTGAAAACAATAGAAGAACGTTTTTCTGAGTATTTAAAAGACATTGTCTGGCCAACACAAAATCAAAGAGAAAAAGAATTTTGGAATGTATCAGGGATATTAAAAGAAAAATCTAATCAACATTTTAAATTTGACGTTAGACCAATGTTTAACATGGCAAATGGACAATTGGGTAAAAAAGGAACAACATTAAGCAAAACAGATAAAATAGTATTTGAAACAGATAGAGAATGGGTAATAATTGATTTTAATGAATTTAGCGATTTTATTAAAAAACAATCTTCTAAAATCATTCAATTTGAAGATTTGCTTAAAAAATTAGAATGGAATATATACATATCTAAGGTATAAGCTTTCTGGCTTTTATAAAATAATCGTATATAATAAGTAGTTATGCCTTTACAGAAGATACAATTTAAACCTGGATTTAATAAACAACAAACTGCAACCGGAGCCGAAGGGCAATGGATTGATGG